CCCGCCGATCGCCGCCAGGTCATGGATCTGTTTGGGGAACACGGCACACCGATGGTTTGTGGGCGCCTCACGGACGCGGCGGCTGCGGATCGTCTGCGCCAGGACGCGCAGGCGGGGATGGATCGGGTTGAGGCCGAGGCGCTTCCTGATTACGGCGCCCTCGCAAGTGTCCTGCACCGTTCCGGCTTCTTCCGCACGGTAGCTGTGTGGGAGGCCTGCGGCACCGACGAGGATTTCCAGGACTGGGTGCGGCGCCAGCCCTCGGCGGCCTCTGGGCGCTGGAGCCACTGGATCGAGGAAATTGGTGAGGGACGCTGTGTGTTCGCGCACGTCCGTCGACAATCCGAGGGTGCGGGGATGGGACTCAAGCCGCGCTACTGCGGCATCCCGCTCACCGACGCGGAGCACAAGATTCAGCACGAGCACGGCGAAGCCGCCGTGGTGCCGAAGGCCTGGCCGCACTCGACGGAGGAATGGTTCGAGCGCAAGCGCCTCGAGTATGTCCGCGAGTGGTGTAAAGCCGCCATCAAGCGCGACCTAGGGCTCGATGTGGACGCCTCATTCAAACACATCGAACCGTCCGACCTCTGCGCCTGGGCGCTCGAGCGCGGGGTGTTCGACGACCTGCCTGCGGAATACCGGGAGTACGCGCCGTGACGGCGCCGGTGATGGAGGAACGCACGCGCTGGCAGCCCTCGCACCTGTGCGCGTGTCCTGATCTCGAGTGCCGTTACCGCGCGCGCGTCGATCTACCCTGCCCCACCGTCGAGGCGCATCGCAAGCTGCTCGAGGAGAACGGTTGGAGGGAGGACGACGTGCCGTTGATCGGCCAGCAATGGCTGTATGCCGGGAAAGAGGTGTGAGGTACGGCAGCGTGTGTTCGGGCATCGAGGCGGCGACCGAGGCCTGGCATCCGCTGGGCTGGGAACCGTTGTTCTTCTCCGAGATCGAGCCCTTCCCACGCGCCTACCTCAAACACCACTACCCGGACGTGCCGTTGTTCGGCGACTTTCAGGCGATTCGCAACAACCACCTACGGAGGGTCTGCCGTGACCCAATTATCGATCTTCTCGTCGGCGGAACCCCCTGCCAATCCTTCTCGGTCGCGGGGCTGCGAAAGGGACTGGATGATCCGCGCGGCAACCTCACCCTCGCATTTGTCCAGTTGGTTCGCCGCACTCGCCCCCGCTGGGTGGTTTGGGAGAACGTCCCCGGTGTCTTTTCGATCGACGCCGGGCGAGCCTTTGCTTCGCTCCTTGCGGGGCTTACCGGCCGGGCCGTCGAGCCGCCGAACGCAGGATGGAAGTCCGCCGGCATCATCCCGCCCGCCGACGAGCTCAGCTACGGCGTCATGTGGCGAGTGCTTGACGCTCAGTATTTCGGCCTGGCCCAGCGACGCAAGCGTGTGTTCCTTGTCGGATATCTTGGAGACTGGCGACCACCTGCGGCGGTACTGTTTGAGCCCGAAGGCATGCGCGGGGATCCTGCGCCGCGCCGAGAGGAGGGGCAAGGTGCTTCCCCCATCCTTGAAGTCGGCGCTCGAACAGGTAGCAGCACAGATGACCCAAGGGCCGGGAGCGGAATAGGTGACCCCGGCGAACCCATGTTCACCCTGCAGGCCGGGAAGAATCACGGAGTGGCTGCACCGGGCAACAGCGTGCAGGACGCGATGGTGCCGGCAGTGTCGCCGACGCTCCGGGCTGGGGGTAACAATACGGGGGGTGATCGGCCACCAGGTACGGACGTAGATACCTGCGAGACGCTGATCCCGCAGCACCCGGTCTGCATGGCGACGGGGCAGGGCGGTGCCGAGGTCAGCGACGATGTGGCCGGGCCCACGTTGACCTGCAACCATGAGGCTCCGCTCGCGGCAATTCCCTTCGACACCACGCAGGTCACGCATCCGGCGAATCACTCGAGCCCGAAGCCGGGCGATCCCTCGCACCCGCTGGCAGCCGGGGCGCACGCGCCCGCTATTGCCCACTCGGTCTGCTTGGGGAGCGACCCGATCTATGGACGAGAGTTTGCAATGCCGCAGACTACTCGCAATGGCGATCCGGGCGCGGTGCAACGAGGCATGTCCGTGCGCCGCCTCACGCCGCGCGAGTGCGAGCGCCTGCAAGGATTTCCCGACGATTACACGCTGATTCCCTGGCGTGGCCGCCCCGCCGAGGACTGCCCCGACGGCCCGCGCTACCGCGCCCTCGGCAACAGTATGGCGGTGCCGTGCATGGCGTGGATTGGGTGGCGGATCGATCTGCTCGAGCGTTTGGTCTCCGGGGGTGCGGTATGAGCCGCTTCGAGCTCATACACGGCGACTGCGTCGAATCGATGCGCGAAATGCCCGGGGCCAGCATTGACAGCATCGTAACCGACCCGCCCTACGGGCTCGGCTTCATGGGCAAGAAGTGGGACGTGGGTACGCCGGCCGTTGATGTGTTCGCTGAATGCCTGCGCGTGCTCAAGCCCGGCGGGCATCTGCTCGCCTTCGGTGGCACGCGCACCTATCACCGCCTCGTCTGCGCGATTGAGGACGCCGGCTTCGAGATCCGCGACACGATCGCTTGGGTCTACGGCAGCGGATTTCCGAAGTCGCGCAACGTCGGCAATGAAGCGCCGGAGTACGAGGGCTGGGGCACGGCATTGAAGCCAGCGATGGAACCGATCTGCGTTGCTCGCAAGCCACTCGAAGGCACAGTCGCGGCGAACGTGCTGGCACACGGCACCGGGGCGATCAACGTCGATGGGTGCCGGGTGGGCTGCGCCCCGAGGCCACTGATTAAGTCGGATCGTCACTTGGAGCACACGACGTACTCCCCGGGGCTTGGCGGGAGCAAAGCAGTCGGTGAGACAAACGAGGGCCGCTGGCCCGCCAACCTGATCCATGACGGCAGCGAGGAAGTGCTCGCGGCATTTCCAACCGCGCCCGGCCAGCAGGGCGCGCTCACGGGTGACGAGGAGTCCGCTCGACGGGTCAACTACTACGGAGAAATGGATCGCCGCCACGCTGTGGTCCCCCGCATCGATAGCACGACCTCGGCGGCCCGTTTCTTCTACTGCGCCAAGGCCGGTCGCAAGGACCGCAACGAAGGCTGCGAGGCGCTGGACGAACGCCCGCTGCACTGGTCGAGCGGTGACAAGAACCCCGGCAGCTTCCAGGCCGAGGGCACAAAGAAGGCGGCGCGAAACAACCACCCCACGGTCAAGCCGACCGATCTGATGCGCTACCTATGCCGTCTCGTCACTCCGCCGGGTGGGGTCGTGCTGGACCCGTTCGCTGGCTCCGGCTCGACGGGGAAGGCTGCGGTGCTTGAAGGGTTCCGGTTCATAGGCATTGAGCTCGACCCTCGCTACTGCATGATCGCGCGAGCGCGGATCGTCGGCATCCAGGGCCAGCCCGACCTGTTTTCGTGGTCAGGCACATGAGCGAACGCCTCGGCTTTTTCGCCCGCCTGCGCCTGATCGCCGCGACCGGAGTCCCGGTGCTGCGCCCGTCCGAGCGCATGGCGCGGACCTTCGGCGATCCCGAGGCCGCCCTGCGGTGGGCCTACGAGATCCTGTCGGTACCGGGCAACTACGCCTGCGTAAAGCTGGGCGTGCGCAAGGCTCACCGCGGGATCGACGACCCGACGGCTGAGGAGGTGCGCGACCTGGCGCATACGATCACGGCCACGCTATACCAGGCGGTCCGGCCCCAGGCGGCGCTGATCCTGTCGGTGCTCTGCGGGTGGGCGGGGGGTGGGCGCTGGGATGACGCGGTGGCACTGATTGCTGGCGGCGTGCGCCTGACGCGCCCGATCCCGCCGGCGGCGCTGCGCGCGCTAGCGGAGGTGGCGTTGGCGCGGGCGCACGCCAGGGTGTGCGAGTTGGACGTGCCGCCGCAGACGCGCTACGCGAAGGCCCTGGGTGTGCGGCGCGAGTCCGTGTTCTCGAAACGGGCGAGTCCGAAGTGGCGCGAGGCGATCGACGCGCTCGAGGAGCGGGTGAGGACCCTGCGTGACCAGGGCGTGCGCGATCTCGACGTGGCGCTGCGCGCCAAGGGGATCATCGGATGATGCCGCGATACGACTCGGAGCGGCCCTGCGCCAAGTGCGGTTTCGACCGGACAGAGGATCGGTACCATGGCGCGAGGCCTCTCACTGTGCCCTCGCCTATTGCGGTATTGCTGCCGTGCATCACCCGCAAGTGTCTGCGCTGTGAGTACGTCTGGCAGGAGGCACCCCTGGACATGGAGGTGGAGACGGATGGCAACGCTCAGGACTGAGGATTACGAACGCATGCTACGTCAGGAAGTATACCGCCGGGTCATGGAGCGATACATCACAGTCTTCGGCGGCGTCCAGTGGAGCGGGGCGCAACCCAAGGAGTTGTGTGCACCGGTCCGGGTGTCCACGGTGGTGCCCGGAGCAACCATCACCCCGAAGCAGGCGTGGGAGGCGGCCCGCAACCGCGTCGCCAGCGAAATGTTGTCGCGCCTGTTCAACAATCCGGTCTGTGCAGCGGAGGTGCCAGCGGCACCCACGCCCGAGGTCCACTACCCCTATTATGTGCTCGAGGACGCCGACCAGGGCCTGATCCGGCTGGTCCCGGGGCGCCCGCCGCTGCCGGAGCACTTGGACCTGGAGGCGGCTCGGGCGGCGTTCGATGCCTGCCTGCGGGTCATGTCCAGGCATGGTGGCCACCTCGAACTCGTGCGCTACGATCACGACGGCGACCGAAGCGAGCGCACGGTGCTGGAAAGCTATACGCGCGCGGCGATTGCGCTGACGCTGGAGATATAACAGACTGTGATTCGCCTGCCGATCCTCTGGCGGGCGCAACACAGGGAAACGCAGCATGAGTGTGAAACAAGCCGCACAGCAGCACGGCGACCCGGAGGGGGCGCACCACGCGCTATTTCGGACCGTGATCGAGGAACTCACCGAGTGGAACTTCGCCTGGGTCGCAGAGGCCAGTGGCGTCACCGAGCCGACGCTGTACAACTGGTACAACGGGCGTGTCCAGAACCCGCAGTTACGGACGATCGTGGCGGTGGCGAACGCCATCGGGCTGGAGGTACGCGCGGTGCGTCGACCGCAGGCGGAGGGTGGTCGCAGGCGGCACTTGCGGGTGGTGGGGTAGAGCGGATGGGGCGTCGCGGCGAACGGCCCGGCGCCCCATAAAAAAGGCCCCCGCAGGGGCCTTCGAGGGGGCCTTGGAGGGGCTTGCTTCCGGCCCCTTCGCTCTGGGGCGAGGCCGAAGCCCCATGTGTTCCATGCGGAACATGCCCCCGCCGATTGCATGACGGCGCGTGAACCATTCAACACGAGGTGTTGACAC